GTAGCGGTAAAGCGTACTGTATTGCCATCTTGTACATAATTTTTAGCCATATTCAATTAATCCTATGATTTGTTTAATAAAAAACCGCACATTGTTCAAAAGTGCGGTTACTATTTAATGGATTCTAAGTTACTTGTTTGTAACTTTAACGATACCTCGATAATCGATCACGTTCACACCTGCATCAATGCGAACTTTTGTCGCTACACCATCAACAGTAAAGCCTTGTTGTTGTTCGATGTATGGAGTATCAATGCCATCAAGGTATGAGACTTCAATCGCCTCTTTGTTGATCAAGTACCATTCTTTCGGATTTGCAATTTGTAAGCGAGCAGATTTAACCGGATCAACAACGCCTTGTAATGGATTGATGATGCCTGAATTCATATCTGCACCCTCTACGCTTGTAGAGCCTAATAATTGTTTAGCGCGAGTATATAAAGATGTTGGCGCTAACAAGAATTCTGGCTCGATAGCTAAAGGTTGACCGCTTGCATCAACGAAACCATTCATCATTTGAATAGCTTTATCAATGTTTGCAATATCTAATGCGGCATTATCAAATGCGTTTTTATGTGAGGCATCAAATAATTTTTTGCCATCTTGAGCAATAGCGTTACCGGTTAAAAGTGCGAATACTAATTTAGCGATGGTTGCTTTTGCCGCTTGCCCCATTTTTTCAGGGATTTTAGTTAAAAGGTGCATATCATCGTTCAAGATGGCTTGACGGGTGATTGAGAATAATTGGCCGTATGTTGCAAGCGCTACATTCGCACCCTCATCACCAATCTTGCCATAGCTGTATTCTTCACCTTCGCCAACTTCAGGAAGAGAGCTAAAGACACCAAGACCAACGCGTTTAGTCGCGCGGAAATCTGTTAGCGTACCGCGAGTGGTGAACTTCTCGTAATCTTCTACCGCACTTTCCCAACCTTTTAGTAATGATTTGTGCGCCACATCAATTAAGATTTGGCCGAAGTCTGAGCTTGAGTGTGTGAACGCTAAGCCAACGATACCCATTGCATTTTGACCTGCAACACTAACGCCACGATCTGCAAGTGATGCGCGCGCCAACTCTCGCAAACTCATACCGCTATATGCGTTAGCTTTTGTGTTTGATTGATCCTTATCAATACCTGCACGTGCTAACAATGATTGTTTAACACTGTCGCCAACAATATTACCATTACCAGCGTATGCGGTAGGCGCTGCGCTTGGTGTGGTGTTCGCACCAAGTTTTGCTAATAATTTGTCTTTTGCTTGCTCTGCGGTAATTGATAAATCACCTAAACACTCTACCAACAAATCACTGTGAGCTGAGCCAAACGGAGCGAATACTGCTTTAATGTCAGAATTGCGTTTATTTAATTCAGCTTGCACTTGCGCAGTATTATCTACTGTCACAGTTTGAGTTGTATTTACTGGCGCTGATTGTTCAGTTGGTGTTGCTTGTGATGCTGGATTTGTACCAGCGTTGCCTTGTGGCTTAAACAACATGTCTTTCATTGCTTTTGGCATATTTTCAAAGTCCTCTAATTTTCGTGATTTAATAGACGCCATCGCCACAAGTGGTTCGGCTAGTTTGTCAGCAAATCCTTGTTCAACACATTCTTTACCGTTGAGCCAAGTTTCCGCGGATAGCATTTCTGCTAATTCTTCAGGTGTTTTTCCTGTTTTGTTTGCGTAAGCGGGGATTAGTGTATTTTCGACCTTGTCTAATAGGTCTGCATATTTGCGCATATCCTCTGCGTCGCCACCTTGGATTCCCCAAGGCTTATGGATCATCATCATTGCGTTTTCAGGCATGATTACCTCATTGCCAGCCATTGCAATAACGCTCGCCATACTTGCTGCTAAACCGTCAATGTAAACTGTCACATTTGCCGGGTGATTTTTTAACAAGTTGTAAATTGCGATTCCGTCAAAAACATCACCGCCTGGTGAGTGGATGTGCAGGTTAATCTGCTTGAGATTGTTTCCGCAGTCTTTTAAGTCCTGCGCAAAGCTCGCTGCAGATACACCCCAAAATCCGATCTCATCATAAATTGAGATCTCTGCCGTATCGTTGGCTTTGGCTTTGATTGAGTACCAAGACTGATTATTCGTCTTTGTCTCGCTCGTTGCCATCGCCACCGGCGACAGAATCATCTTTTGCTCTTTCATTTGTCGTACCTGTGTTAGTTAAATCTGTGTCAAACTTGAGACCGAATTTACGGTTTTCTTCAACCTCAACTCTTCGTCTGCGTTTAACTTCTGCTGGATTGCTACCGCTTGCTCGTACAGCTTGGCTTTCCGTTGCTAATCCACCTTTAATGCGCTCTTTCCACGCTTGCGCTTCTTTTGTCGGATCAATCCACGGCATAACCGGTCCACTATAAACAGCGTTATAAAGTGATGCATGATCAATATCGACTGGCACCTCAATTTCACCGCTAACAATCGCCATTTTTAGCCATTCGCGATAAATCGGTCGGGATATATGCGCAACAAAGGTATCTTGTAAAACTGCGTAACCCTCAAAGCTCTCCACCAACTCTTGGCGTTGGCTTGAGTATGTGCCGTTGTAGTCACGTGCAATGCTTGAGTAACTTGAGCGAGTACCAGCAGCCGTTGCTCTTAATTGACCGTTTCTAAAGGTTTCGAGGTTAACGTTTGGTCGGTTTGAGTTGATTAACCCGATGTCCTCACCAGGTTTTAAATCATCAATGATTGCACCTGGAGCAATCTCAAAATCTCGCTCCGGACTGTCTGCGCTGTAATCCTCATTATCTCCGTAAAGTGCGGCATCGCCTTTTTTGATGTACATCGTAAAGGCGGCGGCAATTCGTGCGGCCACGCGCTCGCTCTCCTCGTAGTCTTTTAGGTCGGCAAGTCGGACAATTACACCGTGCAACATTGATACGCCACGCAACTGGTGTAAGCGTTTTTTAAACGCAAGGTGCAGCATATTTTCTGCCGGCACTGATTTAACTCGCCCGTAAGTGCGGTTGTTTTCTTGTGGGTTATCCATGTAAACGCGGTAAGACACAGGACGTCGCCAGGCGTTAATCTCTATACCTTGGATTACATTAGCCGTATCAGATTGCCACATAGGCACAAAGTCAGGCTCTAATGCCTCAAGACTAAATGCAATGTCAGTGCTATGATTTAGTCCAGTTACACTACCGCGCACAAGCTGGATAAATACCTCACCATCTCGTAACCAAGTGCGCAACAACATCCGCTCCAATTCTGGTCTGGTAAATTGTCCGGTGACCTCTGGCCGCACAGACCATTCCGCCCATTTTTTGCGGATTTGCTCTGCCAACTCCTCGTCAACATCTCCAGTTAAGTTAAGAGGTTGCGGCTCAATGTGGATACCTCTTGAGCCGATAACACGCTCTTCCATTTTGTCCAAGATGCCGATCACAATGTCGTGATTTTGGTCTAACGCCCTTGCCTGCTCTCGCAAACTTACCGCACTTTGTTTTGTTGATATGTTCGCACCTTGGCTTTCGCGTTTCGCTTTATGTGTACGACTTGGCATAGCCGCCTCATACGCATTCATCACATAACGACTTTTTGCTCGCTGTGCTCCCCATTTAGGCGAGATTGCGGCAATCGTTTTATCTAATATTCCCATCGTTTAAAATCTCGCATATTTGATTCTGTGGCGTTTAACGTGCTGTCTTGTTTCCGCTAATAGCTCATTAAGCATTTGTTGATAGCGGTCACGTTGTTTTGTCCATTCGGACACTTGGTAAGATACCGATCTCCCATTAAAGCTCACTTGGCTTTGGGCATTTTCGATCTTTTCATCAAGCGTTCGGATTTTTTCTTCGAGTTCGTCTCTGTCGTAGATAGCCATTTTTTCCCCAATAAAAAACCGCACTTTTTACGGTGCGGTTAGTTAAGTAGTGGTAACTCAATTTGCAATTTATCTTCAAAGATTTTTAGTGTTGCTTCAAGCAACGGCTTTTTACCTTTCCATTCATTCAATGCTTTACCACAAACGCTTGCTAATTGTTTTTCTGCTTTATGCTCACCTAAGGCTTGGTAATATTGCTCAAGCAATGAGGCGTTACCTTTTGCCATCTGATCTGCCATGTAGTCAAAGGCTTTAATGTAAGATATTTTAATCCCCATTGCCTTTTTAGATTTATACCCCATTACTAATAGTAAAAAACCGTTTTTAGTTAATTCGTAGTATGGTTGCGGCTTTCTGTTCTGTAATTCATTGTTTTTAAAGCAAAGTCCAAAGTTGGATTTTGTGAAATCATCTTCTTCACAGTTTTCTAATAGCAATCTGATATCGCGCATAACATGACTGTGCTGCTTGCTGAAAACTTTTGCCACAATTTCAGACGTGGTTACAGTTTGATGATCTTTGATTTGTATAAATTGTTTAAAATTTTCAGGGTTTGCTAATTGCATTTATAACCTCCAAATTAAGATAATAAAAAGCCCCAACTATCTCTAGTCAGGGCTTGAGTTATTACCGCAACATTCCCACCTTTTTACAGGCTCGATATCTATCGATTTAAGGTTGTCTAGGAGTTAAAGCCAACCGCTTTTTTTACTTCCGCCACCGTTTAGCCAATTACTTTTTGTTTTGACTTTCGGTTGCGGTTTAACTTGTTCAATTTCTACCGCACTTTCGGTTTCTTCTTTCTGTGCGGTTGTTTCTTTTCGGATTACATCTGGGTTTAAGTGTGGGAGTTTTGCCCAGTGTGGAACATTATCCTCATCACCCCACTTAATACGCTCATAACCGCGCAAAATAGCGA